GGGAAAGCGGAAACTTGCCAAATATTCAAAGATGAAAAATGTTTCGGATACGATTTTGACTGTAAAACTTGCAAAATACATAAACCAATAGAAGCAACGCAACCAGAGAAGGAGAAGTGTTTTGACTGCGAAAATTGTATTACTAAATCATTATTTTATGATAGCGGAATGAAAATTCAGTATAATGATTTTTGTGAACTGATAGATAAACCTATAAATAGAGATGCGGATGCTTGTAATAGTTTTGAACCTAAAGTGGATAAACCAGTCAAGCCCAGCGAGAAGGTGGAAGAAGATTTTGAAATTGCCAGAATTATGGGTGACAATCTGACGTATGTGCAAGCTCCTAATGGAACACTTGTAATAAAAGATATGAAAAAATTTGTAGCAGAACTCCGCCAATCCATCGAGAGGGAGACCATTGGGAAGGTTGAAAAAGAAATAGATTTAAGAATGACAACTGAAAATGACGACAGAGATGAATGGATAAGACCGAGTACGATAAGAGAAATTCTTAAGGAACTTAAAGGGGGAACAAATGCAAAGTGATATTTATACATGGTCGCAAGTTGAAAAGTTAATAAATCAAGCGGTTAAAAAAGAACGAAATAGAATAATTGAGAAGGTTGAGGAAGAATTATCAGAGAAAAAAACAGGGGTTACTGGAAATCTCGTAAAAGAACAATTTTTTGCAGTTAGATGTTCAGATATAGATAAGATTTTGCAAAAACTCAAAGGGGAGATTAAGTGATTAGATGTTTGAAAGGGATTGGTCTTATATATTAAACAGAAAGGAGAAAAAGGAAATAATGGAAACTGAAGAAGTGAAAGTCGAAAAGACAGTGAGCATTAAAGTGGTAATAATAATAGTCATCGCCTTTGCTTTGATTATTGCGGCAATATCTTTGTCTTTCTATTTCAAGATTATGCCTCTCTTAAATCCGAGGCTATTTACCCCGTCTGATTTTGCAAACAATTTCATAGAGACTGAAATCCTCTGTAAGTGGAAAGAAAAAGCCAGTGACGTAGAGGTCAAGACACTGCATGGCATAAAAGTTACTGCCTGGACTAATAGGCGCCAGGAGACCGATTCAACTCCCAATACAACCGCTTCAAACCGGACTGTATATGAAGGCTGTTGCGCAGTAAGCCGGGATTTGTTTGGCTGGCTCATCAAGTATGGATATAAAATATATGTAGAAGAAATGAAGCAATCTTTTGTAGTTGAGTGTTTAATGGCAAAAGAACTTAAAGACGGAACTCCGATAAAAAGAACGATTGATATTTATATGGATAAAAGCAGATTAGAAGAAGCCAAAAATTTCCGCATATTAAATGCAACTATCCAGGTAACGATTCCAAGGCAGAAGGAGGAGAAAAAATGAACAAAAGAAAAACTTTGGTTCAGAAGCTAAAATCAGAAGCACGTAAAACAAAAGAAATAATTAAAAAATGCGATTCTGATTATCTCAAAAAATTGGAAATTGACATCGGAGTTTCAGAAAGAGTCCGCAAAGAAGCAGAAGATGAATGCGAAAAGCTGAAAAGAATAAACAAGAAGTTGAGCTTGAGTATATTTGAAATGCAGATAAAAAAGAAATTCTTCAGGAGAGTTTGGGAGGCTATAAGGGGGAAATAATGTGGTATGCTATTTGCACTTGGATAGGATTTGCAGTAGGAGTTTTAATATCAACTTTATATGACAGAGTCAATAAATTGGAGTTTGAAGAACCTAAAACTTCAAATTGGAGAAATCCTTTTTCTATACATCCTCTTATTGAACATTTTACAGCTAAGGAAAAATTCAAAGAAAATGAAATAATAGTTTTTAAAATCAACGGTAATAGTAAGGTTTATAGGATATTTCATATTAAAAAACTCAGTGATAGTAATATGTATCGATATTATATCTCAAGAGATGGATAAGGAGGGAAAATGATTAAAGAAATGAACTGCTGTACTATTCAATGCAACAATTGCAAAGATTATCTTGAAGTCAATAACGACACTACGATTATTTACAGCACCAAAGAAAAATTGATTGAATGGATGAAAGAACTCGGATGGATAATCCTTGAGACCGGAGAAGCAATATGTAAATCATGCTTAGGCAGAGCCGATGAATTATCTGATGAAGAAAAACATTGCATGTCTATTTGACTAAAAATAAAAATATCTCTTAATGAACAAAACAGAAAAGAGAAAAGTAGCAAATAAATATGCCGTTCTTTTTAAAAAAGGCATCCAATCTAAAAAAATTATATATGAATTACAAATAGAATATGGAATAAAAAGCAAGCAGACAGTTTATAGTTACGTAAAACAATATAGACCTGATTTAATCAAATCTTACAACCTACCATTAAAGATTATCAAATAACAATATCGAAAAGAGTCTAAAAGAGTCTAAGCGTTTGTGACAATAGATTTTTTCAAACTCTATATTGCCTATTGACTTTTTTATTAATATCTATTATATATATAACATGATTAATTATAACAACAAAACATCATATAGTAGCTTATATAATGCTTATCTCTTAAATCCTTTAAAACATATATATATAAATATACTAAGAGATATTAAAAGAATAGCACGGAGCTATGAGCTGAAAGTTAGTGAACCGTTAGCTAACCGTTACGTAACCGTTACTGAACCGTTAGAGAGCTAAACAATGAAAGATAAGAAGACTAATTTGACGTTAGCACAAAAGAAATTCTGTGAATTATATGCAAGTGATAAAGAGTTTTTCGGAAATGGAGTTCAGTCTTATGCCGAAGCTTATAATATTAAACTAACTAAGAAAACTTATAAATCATGTTATGTTAGAGCCTCAACGTTATTAAGAAACATTAAGGTTTTGCAGTATATTAATACTATGCTTGACATAGCTGGATTTAATAATGCTAATGTTGATAAACAGCATAACTTTTTAATTAATCAGGATTCAGACTTAGCAGTGAAGAGGGCAGCTATTGCGGATTACAATAAACTCAAAGGCAGGATTATAGAAAAGTTAGAACATACAGGCAGAGATGGAAAAGATTTGTTTGAAGACTTCAAGGAAATTTCTGATTCAGAGTTAGATAAAAAAATCGAGACTGCACTTAGCAAATTAAAAAGCAAGAAATGAAAAAACTTTCAAGACAAGAAAAGATTGAGCAATACAAAGAGTTAGTTTTGCTTGAAAGAGAAAAGTGTTCAAGAGACTTTTATTTTTATTTCAAGAGAGCATGGGAGATAGTAGAACCAAAAACTCCGTTACTTGAGAATTGGCATCACGAATTGATTGCTGAATATCTTACAGCGTGCTATCTGAGACAGATTAAAAAGCTAATCATAAACATCCCTCCGAGATATGCAAAATCTAATCTTGCTACTGTAATATTTCCTACTTGGGTTTGGATTAATGACCCAGAAGAAAGGTTTTTGTTTACGTCTTATAGTTCCGGTTTATCAACGATGCACAGTCTGCACAGAAGAAACATTCTTGAAAGTAAATGGTATCATGCAAGGTGGGGAAATATTTTTAGAATGGCTACTGACCAAAATGTTAAGACTGAATACGAAAACGATAAACGAGGCAGGATGATTGCGACTTCAATGGCAGGAACCGCTACAGGTAAAGGCGGAAACTTTTTGATGATAGACGACCCTCACGATACTACAAGAGCAGAAAGCACTGTAAAACGTGAAAGTGATATTCTTGAATTTGACCAGAAGTTTTCTACGAGATTAGACGACAAAGAAAGAGGAATCATAATAATTATTATGCAGAGGTTGCATACTAACGACCTGACTGGTCATTGTCTCGAACAGGGCGATTGGGAACATTTGAAAGTTCCTTGTGAGGCACACGAAAAAACTACCATCATATTTCCGATAAGCGGTAAGAAGATTGTCCGCAAAGAAGGCGAGATACTTCATCCTGCAAGAGAAGATAGAAAAGCATTAGCAAAGCAAAAGAAAAGTTTAGGTTCTTACGGATACGCTTCTCAATATCAGCAGTTGCCTTCACCGAGAGAAGGAGGAATTTTAAAACGTCATTATTGGCAGAGATATAATGTGCTACCTACGAGATTTGAAGAAATTATAGACAGTTGGGATTTTTCATTCAAGAAGCTTACCGACTCAAGCATGGTGTGTGGCACTGTGTGGGGTAGAGTCAAAGCTAATAAATATTTGATTCATCTTGTCATGCGTAAAATGGGATTTGCAGATTCGTTGAAGGCGATTCTCAATATGAGAGTCTTGTATCCTAAAATTGAAAGGTCGATAGTCGAAGACAAGGCTAATGGCTCAGCGATTATCGAGACAGCAAAGAATAGTATCACCGGGATATTGGCTTTCAATCCTCAAGGTAGTAAAGAAGAAAGAGCAGCAGCAATTGAGCCTCAATGTGAATCAGGAAATGTGTTTCTGCCCACAAAAGAATTTGCAAGCTTCGACGTTCAAGCCTACATCGACAATCTCGCTAACTTTCCTAACGCAAAATATTCTGATGATGTAGATTCCACGACTATGGCATTATTGTATATGAGCAGAGACGAGAATATAGAGGATGATATAAAAGAGACGGCAAAGAATGTTCAAGACGCAGAAGATTCAGAATCCATCGGAGAATTTGAAGGGGCATATTTTACAAGATGATTACACTTCCAGGAATAGTCGAAGGCGTAAAGACATTCGTCACAGGCAAGAGAAATGACGATATGACTTTCTGGCGAACATCCCTCTATAACGAATCTCAATTCAATACTTATAATCCTGATGACTTAGTTCAGAGAAAGGGAATAAAAACTTATCGCACAATGATGAAAGATGACCAGGTCAAGGCCTGCATGGCTATTAAGCGTATAGCGGTATACTCAAAGGGCTGGAGAATAGAGCCTGCAAGCGACAAGCTCAAAGACAAAACCATTGCAAGATTCATAGAACACGCATTGACAGATGGATTGACTGGAAGTTTCAGAACGGTATTGAAGAGAATCTTTACTGCATTCGGTTATGGCTTTTCTGTAAGCGAAAAGATTCCCTATGTTTTGAAGAACGGAGAGTTTGCTGGCAAGATAGCGTTCAAGAAAATAAAGACCCGACCTCCTGACGGGTTTGAATTCGAGACTGACGACTTCGGTGATTTAATAAAAGTGATTCAGGAAGCGATGAGTCAAAATGTCTTAATCGAAGGGCAGGACTTGAACAGGCTCGTGATATATTCCTACGATTCAGAGTTCGGAGATGTATGGGGCAATGCCGATTTACGTGCCGCTTATAGAGCATGGTGGAGCAAGGACATAATCATACGCTACATGAATATTTTCATCGAACGGTTTGGAATGGGAATACTTATCGGCAAATATCCAAGAGGAATGGCAAAAGAAGCAAGAGAGGATTTTCAGAAAGTATTGAAGAATATTTCAGCAAAGACTGCCGTTGATATTCCAGTAGATGTAGAAATAACAAATCTTGAATCCCAATCAACAAGCCGACCGATTCACATTTCAGTAATAGAACATTATAATAAATCAATTGCAAGAGCAATACTACTTCCTGACAAATTAGGATTTACCGATAGTCCCGGAGGCTCTTATAATTTAGGAGAGAATCAATTCAGTCTCTTTATGATGTTAATGGATAATTTGAGAGCTGAGATACAAGAGGAAGTTGTTGATGAACAGATTGTTAAAGATTTAGTTGACAAGAATTATTCCAATGTTCAAAAATATCCCAAGTTTATATTCAATCCTCTTACTCAGAAAGACAAGGATAAAATCGCAGAGCTGTTCATCAATGCGGTTGATAAGGGCGTAGTCACAGAGACAGAAGAAGACGAAGACTTTTTCAGGGAGAGCATTGATTATCCAAAGAGAGATAAGATTTCTCCAGTAGTTCCGAGACCTGTCAAGGCTTCTCCATTCGGCGGAAGCAGTTCAGTTGACAATAACGAAGACGAAGAGATAATCGAAGACGAGATGAAATTCGCAAAGATTGCAATGTCAAGAAACCCGAACTCATACGAAAAGCAAATTGACTTTGTAAAGACTATTGAGGATTTATCTAACCTCGAACTCAAATACGAAATGAAAATAGGCGAAAATATTGACCGCATAAAAGAGGACTTGATAAATTCTGTAATCAGCAGAAAGATAGTTGAAGAGAAGAAGCCGAAAGAGATAGATAAAATCTCACTGAAATATCTCGGAGACTTAAGATTCATTTTCGGGCAGATGCTGAATGAATCGTATTTCACCGGTAAGAAGCATGGAGTCAGGGATATCAACGCAAAGAGGAAAAATGCTAATCTCGCAAAGATAGAACTTGTCGGCAACTTACCACCGAAGGAAGTGCTTGCGTTCTTCGAGTCTAAGAAATTCTATTTGACCGGAGCAGAGAGAGACCATATATTGACAAATGTGAAGGGCATATTATACAGTTCAATAGAGACAGGGGCGACAAACGCAGAGACGATATTCAAGCTCGAAGAGTTCTTCGAGAAATACAAAGTCGAGCAGAAGATGCCTTCCGGCAGAGTAGAGAGAATAGAAGAGATTCCAGGCAGGTTGGAGACAGTTGTCAGAACAAATACAAATGATGCTTACAATCAAGGACGCTTGACTTCATTTCAGGACGAAGCGGTGACGGACATGATTGTCGCTTATATGTATTCAGCGATAATGGATTCAAGGACTTCGGAAGTTTGCAGGCATCTTGACGGAAAGATATATAAGACCGATGACCCGATATGGGCGAAGATAACTCCGAGCAATCATTATAGTTGTAGGTCATTGTTGATTCCAATATTGGCGGATGAAACATTTGAAGTGAGTTCATATCCTTCGATAATGCCGGCTCCTGGATTTGGTGGGTAAAGAATGAATAAAAATTTAATTTATAAAATAGTTAAACACGGAAGGCAATACAAAGGAAATGATAATGATATTTTGGCTGAATGCCCTGAATGTAATTTTAAGTTCGGAATTGAAAAACTTCGTTTAGAAAGAGAACTAGAAGCTGGAGATTATATTCAATGTCGGCATTGTGGATGTGAATATATAGTAGTTTTAAAACCAGAAGCAACACCGAGACCAGATTAATGAAAAAAGTATACAAGATTCTCAAGAAAGTTTTGGATATCATAGGAACTATAATTGATTTGATTGAAAAAATTATAAGAGCGATAAACATATTCAGGTTTTTCAAAAAAGAGGACTAATGTCTAAAATTTCAAGATTCAACGCAGCCAGACAATTTGAGATTAACTCCAAACAGATTGAAGAGATAGCGGATTATGCGATTGAATATCAGATTAAGAAAAACAGAGTTCCGGTTTTAAGCGTTACCTGTAAAATGGTCATGGCCGAACTTGCGAGTAAGTATGATATAATGAGCAGAATGAAGAAAGATGTTTTGGACGGTCTTGCTAAGTTCGTTGGCAATGAGATAATGAAAAAATATATCTGGAAGCCGAGTAATATCGGCATAGCACAAAAATTGAATTGAGGAGGAATAATGCCTTATCCAGATAATCTTAATGATTTTGATTTGGGATATTTGGTAGGAATTTTTGAAGGAGAAGGATGTATTGCTTTTAATTATAGTGAACGCAAAGATGAATACCCAAGAGAATATTATACTGTTCATATTGTTATTGGAAATACAAACAAAAAATTATTAAAAAACATACAAAATATTACAGGATTAGGGAAAGTTTTATCGAAAGGAAAACCAATAATATCTAAATATAAAGAATGTTTTATATGGCGTATTTCAAAACAGAAAGAAGTTTTATGGTTTTTAAAACAATGCTTTCCTTATTTGATTGAAAAAAAAGAGAAGGCTAAATTAGTTATGCCATTTTTAGAATCAAGAATAAAATGTAATCCAAACGAGAAAGCAAATCGCAACAGAAAATATAGTAAATATGAAAGAAATTTTTATAAAAGATACCAAAATCTAAAAAGTTACATTCCCACTTATATCAGGAATAGTAACTGAGGAGGTGTACCATTCCTTACCCGAATTTTCATGCAGCGAGAATAAAGAGTCCTGATGCGTTTGCGAGAATTGTAGTATTACAAACACTGCCGAATGGAGTGATGATTTACGGTGGACCGCTGAAAACTGACCCGTCAGGAAGCGGAAAGCCGCAGGCTTATAGATTCCCGAAAGACAAGTTCACAGTAGCACAGGCGAAAGCGTGGCTTAAAGAACATGACATTACATATATTCTTTTTGAACCCGCTACCGAAGGAGCCGGGCTTGAAAAGAGAACATTTTCAACCGACAAAGATATTCTTTCAGTGGGAACTTGGAACAGTATGCAGGGAAAAGTAACTTTCACAAAAGAAGACTTGCAGGAAATAGCTGATAATCTTGATACGTTAATTACAGAAGACCCTGAATACAAGAATGGTGTTCCTTTGAAGATAAATTTATTTAAGAATACTAATCCTGAAAATACAAGGCATGGCGGACAGCCTTCTTTCGGCTGGATAAAGAAATTGAAAGTAAAAGGCGAAAAGTTGTTTGCGAAGATTACCGATATTCCAAGACTAATAAAAGAGATGATTGAAAATAAGCAGTATCGTGAAGTAAGTGCCGAAGTCGGTTTTAACAGATTAGTTGGCAATGAGCGATTACGTAAGTTTCTGAAAGGCGTAGCTTTGCTCGGGGTCGAATTGCCTGCGGTTGAGAATTTGGATGAGTTCGAGCAATTTTACCGCTTAAATGCAGATGAGAGCGAATCGAGCATGTCTCTCACTGTTGAAACAAATAGTCAAAATAATCCAGAACCGGAGGAGGAAGAGGACATGGATGCAAAAGAATTAGAAGCAAAGAACAAAAAGCTTGAAGAGGAAAACGCTCAGTTGAAGAAAGACAACGAGGATGCTAAGGCAAAAGAAACAAAAGCAACAAAAGAGAAAGCCGAAGCTGATGAAAAACTGAGCAAATCCGAGACTGCGAAAAGGTCTGAGGAAATCAAGACATTCGTTAAAGAGAAAATCAAAGAAGGAAAGATACTTCCCGCAAACGAAGAAAGCTCAATCAGTATTCTTGAAAGCCTGAGCGATGAGAAGACAATTGATTTCTCCAAAGAAGGAAAAGATATAAAAGTTTCAGCCCGCGAACTTAGGCAGATTGAGATTGAGGGTTCTCCAAATGTAGTTGAGTTTTCAGAGAAGCTGAGAAAAGAGAAAGAAGCAGAAGAAGGAAAAGATATGGGCGAAGAGCTAAAGAACTTCAAGAGGAACGAAGACACAACGGAGCTTGAGTCAGACCAGAAAGTACATCATATAGTGACAGGTAGGATAGCAAAGTTTCAGAAGGAAAACATAGGAAAAGACGTCAAAACACCTGAATACACGGAAGTATTGAATCAAGTTTTAAAAGATTATCCTGAATTAGACGAAAAGTAAAATGGCTCTTTGAGTCAGTCTGATAATGGATATTTTAAAATCTTAGGAAAGGAGAAATATAATGGCAACAGTTAGTGGAATAGGTTACAATCCAGTATTGACTAAAAGTTACAAAGCAGTGGCAGATTATAGGGCAGTAAACACCAACGTATTTGTTTATTTAACAGCGGATGGTGTAGTAACAAGAAGTACAGCTAATACGAAAGCAATTGGGATAATGGTTAATAACCCGAACATAAACGAACAGGCAGAAGTTATCGTGCTTGGAACAGCCCCATTGAGATGTGGAACAGCAATCACTATCAATGATTGGATTAAATCTGATGCCGTTGGCGAAGCAGACCAGGCAGACACAGACCTTGATAATATATGCGCAAGAGCGCTGATAGGCGGAGCACACGATGATATAATCGAGGTTGAATTAGTCAAAGGTACTTTGAATATATCATAACAATAGAGGTTTATCCCTCTCGTATGAATTTTAATTTTAATTTTGTAGCACAAAAAATCTATACGAAAGGAGCAGTACAATGCCAAGCAGAGGAACAGAACATGTAAGCCAGCCGTTGAGCAATGTAGCGGCAGGATTTAAGAGTGATGTATTTATTTGGAACAGGATATTGAAGGCAGTTCCTGTAGCTAAAGACGCTGATACTTATTATACCTTCTTCGGTCAGGAAGAAATGAGGTATCACGGAAAGAAAAGAACTGACGATACAGAATCTGACAAAGTCAATACCTATTCGACTTCAACTGATACATATAAATGTGAAGAACATACCTATCATGACGTTTTAACAGACAAGAAAAGAAATAGAGCCGACCCGATTATAAGACCACAGGTTAGAATGACTACCAATCTTACAAAGATAGTTGACCTCGATATCGAAGCTGATGTTGCGGCAGCAGTTTTCGGTGCAGCCAATTATAACGCTAACTATAAAGAGACTCTCGATGCAAGCGAAAAATGGGATGCAGATAACGCAGAAGCTGACCCGACAGTTAAGGTTGACGAATGGATGTCAAAGGTTGAGTTAGCGATTGGGACAAGACCTAACAAGATGATAGTTGGGACAGAAGTTCACGACCAGCTAAAGAGACATCCGGTATTGCTTAATATTTATCAGCACGTGATGAAAGGGATTATCACGGCAGACTTGATAAAAGAGGCGATGGGAGTTGACGAATATATAGTTGGTAAGAAAGTATATGTTTCGACGAAACCCGGACAGACAGCGACAAGAACCAGGCTTTGGGGTAAATTCTGCGCCTTGATATACGTCCCACCGGCAGCAGCGATTGATGAACCGTCATGGGGATATACTTTTCTTCACACGCTATTCGGTGGATTGACCGCTATGACATCGAGTTGGCCTTCTCCTCAGTTGGGCAAAGGCGGAGTGACATACGAAGTTAGCCGTTCATACGACATCAAAGTAACCGGAATGGATGCAGGAGCATTACTTTCAGAAGTTGTATCATAAATATAAAAATCCTTTGCCATTTTGGGGCATCAAGGTAGCGTTTGCGGGAGTAAGCTTGGAACAACCCGACTCTTTTCTCAAAGGAGGAAAAGCGGCGATGAAAAAAATAATCAGTTTTATGTCTTTAGTATTGATTGTAACTCTTTTAATTTTAATGCTTTCACCTGAATTTAGTTTTGCAAAAAGTTCTAAAAAGAAATGGTTGGAAAATTTACCTGGCGTGCCTCCGAGACTCTATATGGGAAACGAAGTGTATTTTCACACAAGCAGGACTTATCCGGGAGTCAATATGTCCTCTCCTGTTGTGAAACTCATAGCAAGGACAGATGAATATATAGATTTGGTTGCAAAAGGCTCTACTACGATAACAGGAATCGCAGGAATTGCTGTATCTACGCACACTCTTCTTAATGTTACTTCTACATGGGCGCAAACAGTTCATACGCAAATTGGAACAGCTCCGAGAAATCTGATTGCTACTTTTGATGCAGCCGCAGATGCATCTACAGGCACATGCGTTGTCACCGGATTGGATGCAAGAGGAAACGAAATAAGTGAAACGCTTGTCGTTTGGGAAAGGGTCTCTACGGCTAATTATGGAGTGAAAGCTTTTTCTATTATTACGCAGACAGTATGGACTCTGACACTTGCGCCGTCAGAAACAAGCGCCACTCTCACATGCCAATTAGGAACAGGCGACTTGATGGGATTGATGGGAGATGTTATGTTGACAACTCACTTCTACAAGGGAACTGTTGACGCTACAGACGAAACTTCATCGTTCACTATAAATGCTACCTATGACACATGGACTCACTCTGATATTCCTGACGGAGCAGATGATTACATATTATTCTATAAGTGCGATTCAGAATTTACTGCAAGATAAAAGTTTATAGAAAAATTCAGGGGTAGTTTATTTCTCAAGACTGCCCCTCAGGGAACAAGGAGGATTTAAGGTGAAAAGAATATTGTTATTAGTGATGTTGCTGTTTGTGTTTTTCTCTATCAGCGAAGGGAAAAGTTGGGAAAGTCTTTTCTATGATTTAATAAAGTCAACAGATGTGTCAATAAGAATAGTGGATGAGCAGGACAGAACCCTAACGATGGATGAAGTCGGCGTGATAATAAGCAGTAATGTTCCAATTACTATCTCCCTTCCTATTAGCTTATTTAATAGTTTAATGAACGTATGGGTTACAAGTGGAACTGTTTGGAATAAAAATTATAAAGGCGAAAATTCCACAGGAACAATTTTGGCTGTCGGTGCAGCTGCTTCTGTTTCTCATGTTTTGCAATCTACAGTTGTAGGGATTTATATTGATGCTGAAGAAGACAATACGGATAATGTCAGATATAGATTAGGAATTGATGAAAATGTCAACACGGTAGGAAATAAATTGCATTCGGGAGACTTTGTATATATTGGAGATTTCAAAGGCACTATATATTTTCAATCAGAATCAGGAGACCAGTCTATTATCATAAATGAAGTTGATGAATAATTGGAGGGATTTAATGAAAAAACAATTCATATTTATAAGTGTATTATTTTTATTTGCAAGCCTGTCTTTCAGTCAGACCAAAAGAGACCATCCGAGTTTCAATCCGTATAAGGTTCAGCAGAATATCAATATGAATTTGAAAAACATTACTGATGCGACTCATATTTCGTGTGATACGCTTATAGCCACTACTTTTGTCATTACTGCAAAAGTTCAATCAGGATTTTTACAGGTAACCGGAAGTTCTTCGACTATCGCAGGAATAGGTTTTAACAGGGAAGGAAAAGTAATTGATTTTAGTGGTTTGAATTTGGCAAGTAAAAGTACGAATTGGTTTTTATATGGGGACGCTGAAAATTATTGGAGAAGCGATGGGGTTATAAATACGGATGGGGTTTTGTATATCTCAAGTATAAAATCAAGAGGTGCAGGGTATAATTTAGATTTTCAAGCCTTAACAACCGGGGATTTATACCTCTTAACAGACGCTGATAGTGATTTATACACCGGTACAGGTTTATGGATTTCAACGAGGACAACCTTAAACGAATACT